GTACGTTCTGGTGGTAGCAAGGTGTGCTAAGGCAGGCGAGGTTAGGTGAGTTACGTTGAGGTGAGCTTAGTTCAGGAGCGGTGTTTACATGGCAGGCGTGGTGAGTTGACTTTAGTCGAGTTACGTCTAGGAACGGCAGGCGGGGTGAGGTGCGTTCAGGTGAGGGTTATCTTGTAATGGCGAGTCGAGGTTTCTTTTGGCAGGTGTGGCGAGTTGTGGTTCGTTGGGTTACGATTGCGGTAGATTGGGGTATGGTGTTGTGAGGCGTGGATTGGCGAGGCCGGAAAGGAGAGAACATGTTCAAAATGCTCATGACCGGTAGCCAGGCAATGCAAATTGTCAAGGACTACATAACGAAAGATATCGCTCACAGCAATGTGACCGAGGCGGTTCTTGCGTTAGAAAAATATATAAAAAGTTTGGAAAAGAGTGTGAAGTGAGATAGTCTTGTCATCGGATTATCAATCCCACCCTAATCCAAAGGGTCGACACCTGGTCTGTAGCCTCGTAACACAGGTATGTGGTGTGACTGATGGAGAGACATCATAAAGAAAGGTAGCACAATGACTAAAAAAGAAGTTAACGAAACGATAGAAAAATTTCTACGATCGGACACGGTGAAGAAAGCAACCAACGGTGATGAAATAGAAAAGATGAAACTAAGAAACATGATAGAAGTAGCAATACGAAAGCAGGCTCCAGACTGGTTGAAAGAGATGATTAAGGAAGACGACGCACGGATCACGAAACACTGATCATGTCAATAGCAAAGATTATTTGCTGTTAGGATTGTAATTTTATATATTGGCTTTTCGTCACGAAAAAGGAGCAATAATGACAAAAAAGAAAACATATATGACACAAGATGGATATAGATTTTATGTTCAACCTACTGGAATAGTGACTGATACAAAATCAGGTAAGAACGTAGATATGAGTTTTAAATCTGTTGACCAAATGTTAGAAGTGTTTCCTGATATTAAGTTAATAAAATACAAAAAAAGAGCAGAAGGAGGGGCTGTTAAAAAGTTTTCCTCTGGCGGTCAAGCTCTACGTGGCATTGGTAAAGTAATAAAATAGGGGGTCAATATGGAAGAATTACAAGAAAAGTATGAGGGGGCATTAGCAGCGATAGCTTACCTACACAATGAATTACTAGCTGTAAAGCACTGTCAGTGCGATGATGATACAGAGGAATCTGAAGAGGATAACGGGGCCTAATATAGGCCTTCGTGTCCCTGTTCAAAGTATTTGTTCTTCATGTGTCTGTCCCAAAATTGTTTTCCATTCGCTACAATAGTATTCCACTCTCGATGGTTAAATCTTTCTGTTGAACCATCTTTGTATTCTACCTCATAGACCATGTCATGACCACCTGAGTCAGTCCTCTGTTCAAACACCCTTAGCTGCTTAATTATATCTCTTAGCATCATGGTATTTTAAATACTTTACTTCTTTTACCATACCTTTGGGAATAATTGCAACCCTTCCTCCTTCTTGAGAATCGTCATCACACCAGTCAGCCATCAGTGACATCTCTTCTTCTGTGTCTTTTACAAGCCAGCCAATCGAAAAACAACCAGCTGCCGTTTTCTTTATTATGTCTTTAAATTCTACCCAGCCAGAAAAAGGCTCGGTTGCATCTTTCCATCGGACTATCACAATCGGACAAGTCTTCAGGTTAAATTTCATTTCACTAAAGTATTCTGTCCAGGCACCAGCTTGGAACATTTAGGGTTCTCCACTTTCTTTGAAACACTAAACCATTGCTCACGGCCAACGATATAGTCTGTACCGCTAGCGTCAACGCACTTTTGTGAACCGATTGTATCTTTCACGGCTTGTTGTACAGAAGGCAACGACATATCATCACCGACCATGGACCCGCCGTCTTTAAGTTTGGGCCACCAGTTAAGTATGTCATCCATCACTGCTTCATATTCATGCGCACCGTCTATGATAATACCTTGAAAATGTTTATCAGCAAATCTTGCTAAAGTATTAACGTCGTCCGATCTGCTTTGAATAGGAGTTAGTATGCCTTTGTCAATATATTCTTGACAGTTTTTTAAAAATATATCGTAGTATCCCTTCAAACCTAAGTCTAAGTTTGCATGTTCAGAGCTACCAGTAAATGTGTCCAGTGAGTAAAGATGAACTTTTTTACCTGAGTTGATAATGTTGGTTGCCATATAAGATGTTGATCTACCCATGAACGGTCCTATTTCTAAAATTTCATCTCCGTCTTCACAGTGATGAAGTAGCAGGTCATATGCTTCATGCATGTTGAACCAGCCTGGTATTGTAAAATATTTATGATTCATAACTCTCTCATTTTCTTGAGACTCGTGAACAAGCTGTCTTGTATCTTGCGGAGACACTTGAAGAAAATAGGAGGAACTGCGTCCACGAATCTCGTTGCAATAATATAGGATAAATTGCATATTGAAAGTATGAAATATTTCTTAATAGTTTGGATATGTATCAACGATCCAAGCATGGAGTTAAAAAATAGATGCCAGCAATTGACCATGGACCAGGAACCATATGAAAAACTTCTTGATTGTCAATACAGAGCTCATTATCTCTGGAAAGATTTAGAACCAGCAGGCAATATCTACATGTCAAGTTTCTGTGCCTCTAAGCTGTAACGTGTGCATATAGTATTATAAATATAAATACAAAAATAAAAAAATAAATTAGCCGAAATGTTACGTAACATTATTAATATATTACTATTAGTATTATTTATCAGGGTTTTTAAGTGTAACGTAAGTGTAACGTGGAGTCCTAACGTAACGTTACGTTGGGATATCTTGAGTATTGAAATAGCTTGATTTTAGCCTAAAGTGTACTGCAATGACAACAACAGACGTTACAGACGTTACAACCACTTTACAAGAAAGATTCGATCACTTTCCAGGATTATCACCAAAGCAAGCTAAGTTTGCACAATTGATAGTTTTGTATGAGGGTAGGAAGACAGCAACACAAATAGCTATTGAATGTGGTTTTTCAGAAAAGACCGCAAGACAACAAGCTAGTAATATGCAAAACCCAAAAAGTTTTCCAAAGGTTGTTAACGCTATAAATCATTATAGAGTACAGTTTTATAGAAAATACGAAGTAAGTTACGATAAACATTTAAAAAGAATGTATGAGTTATCAGAGAAAGCAGAGCAGGCTGGTAATTGGAATGCAGCAGTTGTAGCTGAAAAGAATAGAGGTCAGGTGGCAGGACTTTACATCGACAAGAAAGAAATAAAGTATGGAACTATTGATAGCATGAGTATGGAGGAAGTCGATGCAAAAATTAATGAGCTTGAAAAAAGATTATCAGGGGAAACGGCTAAACCGGTGGTAATCGATGGTAACGAACGACAAACATCTCAAGGGTAATTGGGCACATCAAAGAGCAATATTATGGTTGTCCGAGAAAGGGTATTATGTTTTTAGCAATGTTTTTGGCACAGGTTGTGTCGATCTTATTGCCATTGATGATCTTGGGCATATTGAATTATTTGATGTGAAGTTAGCTGGTTTCAGAAATAATAAAGATACTTTGGGCTCCAAGCAGATGATCAATAGAGTCTTAACAGCAGAACAAAAAGAACTTGGAGTAAAACTATTGTATGTTTTTGATAATGGTGAGTGTCGAGTTCAGTTAGACAGAGCTGCCTGGTTGAAAAAACAAGAAAATAATAGAGACAAGAAAGGTAGATTCAAAGGAACAGATGAGGAAACCTGAGGGTAGGTTCGTTGCAACTTTTAGAAGCAACTGTGATAAAATACACTTCTTAAAAATAGACTCTTGGTCTACACCAGGATTACCTGATTTATATGGATTATATGAACATGAGCAAACAGGATTACCTGGCACTTTTTGGGCAGAAATGAAGTGTACATCAATTAACAAGATTGGACTGTCTCCACTACAGGTTGCCATAAATCTCAAGCTATCTGAGTACAACATACCCAATTATATACTTGTGAGAAGCCTCTCTAAGAGGGCCCTTAAGATTTTTCCAGGACACTTGGTTGATGAAGCATCGAAGGTTGGTTTCAAATCCAAGAGCCACGTTGCATGTTTCGAAGATCCTTTACCTTGGACCGAAATTCAAAAATCCCTGATGGTGGACCCCCGAATTATTTTTGAAGGTTATGGTAAGATCTTCACCGGGCCCGCAGCCCAGGTCGAATAAATCCCTACTAAATCCCCCGAGTTCCGACCCCACTGTTCGCCGACTAATTAATATAGTTTGTCTTCCCGCGCTCGCGGCTGTCTTCTGGGTTAGTCAAGGGTAAAAATCCCCTTGTAATGTAATGTTTTGCCGAGCATCTGCGTTCCAGGATCCCTGAGCTGCGGGCCAGGCAGCAGGTGGAGTTGTTCAAAATCCCTGAATCTTGACCCCCATGCAACCCGATTCTATAATATAACCCTGAGCTTCCCGGGCCGGGATGCAGGTGCAAAAAAAATTTAAAAAAGGGGTTGACATCCTAACAATTACCAACTATATATATACATAGAAATAAAGAAAGGAGGACTTACATGTCCTTTAATTACGAATACAAGCTAGAACAGCTAGAAGAATATTGCCGCTGCAACATGCCAGCAGGCTTTACAAGAAGCAACTTGACTAATCTTTTATTATCTTTACTAAACGGTGAGGATCATCTGGAGCACATACGAGACTGGATGAACGATTACACAAAGGAGGAAAAAGAATGAGCAAATTTTACGGAGTTATTGACGAATCCGCAAGGAGAACACAACCGACGGCCAGAGGCCATTCGGCAATCGGGACCACTGCGGCCAGCTGGAAAGGGTGCATCAAGGTCCGTTTGTGGGAAGACCACGTCACAGGTGATATCTGTTTTAGGGTTCAACAGGATCCCTGGCACGGGCATGGTATCCGGCAGACCATAGCAGATGGAATCGTTGGCCGGGAATGCTGATACAAGCTTTTTTATTTACAGCTATTTTTTGGTTGCTTGGGGCTAGTAGGTCCCAGGCAGTCATTATCTTTATTTTGTTCTGTCTCTTCTGGATTGGTAACGAGGCTGCAGACGCTGTTCGTACCATCGAAATCCCTGAGGTTCGACCCCAGGCCCATCAGATCTATTAATATAATTGAACGCCCCGGCCGCCAGGCAGGTCTGGTTGAAATCCCTGAGGTTCGACCCCACGCTTTGCTTTGCTTATAATATAATTGAACGCCCCGGCTGGGAGCAGGAGTTTTGTTCCAGATAATCCTGAATCTAAATCCCTGAGGTTCGACCCCACGCTTTGCTTTGCTTATAATATAGAAAAACTTCCCGCTCGCGCCCGCTCGCAAAAAAAAAAACAAGAAAAAAAATTTTTGGTGCTTCGCACTTATTGTTTTTAGAAGAAAATAGTTATCCACAGAAAAGATTTTTTTCTTTAATTTTTTATTATTTAAAAGTTGCAATTAGTTAGGATATATGGATAATGGAAACATACTTTAAATAGTATAGAAAGAGAGAATGCTAATATGCAGAATATAAGTAAAGAAGATAGAAACAAGATTGATGACTACGCAAGGTTGTCAATTCTTAAATCTATCTTTGTTAAGGAATGGCAGGAAAGCTGTCGTAAAGAACTAGCCTTTATGTCAGGCAAGTATCATGGTTTCTTATTGGGTGATGAGTTTCAGTTCTCCCATAAGAAAAGACAAGGTGGTTTATCTCAAAGTAAGATGACTACCTTTATTAAAGAAAAGTTTGGTTATACTGATGACCAAATGAAAGAGATGTTTGGTAGTGAACAGACTATTAATGTGTTTACACCAAAGCCTTTAATATCAAGTATTAAACAACAAAAGAAATGCAAAGATAGTATCTTGCGTTCTAATGTTATGAATTTAATACCAAACTATCAAGATAAGGTGGTGTTGTAATGCCAAACGACAATTTATTACAACTCTTAAACCTACCAACTCAAAATGCTAATACAGAAATGGATAATCAAAATGATAACACTAATGTTAATTGGCAAAGTGATTTGCTTGGTTGGGTTTATTCTAATACTCTTGAGAGTGTTCTATTAACTTGGCTAACCAATAACCAAATGTCAAAGCAAGACTTGGCTAGGGTTTTGGTTTCAGTCTTGGCTAATAAACCAACTAATCAACAAACTGATGTTTCATCTAGGGTTATTGAAAAACTAAACAGTTTAATAAATAGCCAGTAGCATCAGCACCTGTGACCAGTACCTGTTTTTACAGGTGCTGGTTTTTTTATGCCTGAGTTATTCAGATCCCACAAAATTTAGTGTCGCTGGACACTTCCAACATACTATATCTAGTAGTCCCAAAAATTTCCGAAACTCGACCATCTGAAATCTCCCCCCAGCACCCCCTTGTGTTGCGCGGTTGCTTTATAATGCAACATGAAGTCAAGATTTGCACATACACAACCTCCACAAAATACTTTTGAATAGGGGACCCAATCTGATATAAAAACTCAATGGGAATGCAAATCGAGGGCCTAACCCCTTTTGAACAAGAAGAGGCCCTAAAGAAACTCGTACTTAGAAAAAAAATTTTAGAGTTACAAGGCAAACAGAAAGAGGATTTCTTATTGTTTGTTAGAACTGTATGGCCAGAGTTTATTGCTGGTAATCACCACAAAATTATTGCAAAAAAATTTGAAGCTATCGCTTCCAAGAAAATCAAGAGACTTATTGTTAATATGCCACCACGACACACTAAATCTGAATTTGCGTCTTTCTTATTTCCAGCATGGATGATGGGCCGTGAACCACGGTTAAAGATCATTCAAACATCACACACGGCAGAATTAGCACAACGCTTTGGCCGTAAAGTCAGAAACTTAATCGACACACAAGATTATCAAAACGTTTTTCCAGGCATGGAATTATCGGCGGACTCCAAGGCAGCAGGTCGTTGGGAAACAAATGCCGGTGGTGAATACTTCTCTGCCGGTGTCGGTGGAGCAATAACCGGTCGTGGTGCTGACTTGTTAATTATCGACGACCCACACTCCGAACAAGATGCACTTAGTGCTACAGCGTTAGAGAATGCGTGGGAGTGGTATTCTTCTGGTCCTCGTCAGCGTTTACAGCCAGGTGGTGCTATTGTGATTGTTATGACTCGTTGGAATACAAAAGACATCACCGGAGAACTGATCAAGGCTCAAGGACAACCAAAAGCGGACCAATGGGAGATTATAGAGTTTCCAGCGATCTTACCTTCCGACAAACCTGTGTGGCCAGAGTATTGGCAAAAAGAAGAACTAGAGTCAGTCAAAGCATCTATCTCTGTTGCAAAATGGAATGCACAGTGGCAACAAAATCCTACAGCAGAAGAAGGAGCCATTATCAAACGGGAGTGGTGGCAAACATGGGAGAAGTCACAGATGCCTGGTCTGATGCACGTGATACAATCTTATGATACTGCATTTAGTAAAAAAGAAACCGCCGACTACTCCGCTATCACTACGTGGGGTATCTTCATGCCTGACGAAAAAACACCTAATATAATTTTGCTTGATATGAAAAAAGGCAGGTGGGACTTTCCTGAGATGAAAGAGATTGCATATGACAGCTACAAGTATTGGGAGCCGGAGTCCGTGGTCATTGAAGCAAAGGCATCGGGCATGCCATTAACACAAGAACTCCGCATGCGTGGTATCCCTGTTATCAACTTTACACCTTCTAAAGGCAATGATAAGTTGAGCAGAGTTAATGCTGTTGCGCCTTTGTTTCAATCTGGCGTAGTGTGGGCACCAGACGAGATCTGGGCAGAAGAGGTAATCGAAGAGTGCGCTGCTTTTCCGCCT